GCGCAGTCGCCCGAGGAAGCGGGATTCTGATTTCAAGATTCCTCTCGCCGACTTGTCCCCTTGGCGAACGGGAAATATCAACGAAGGGACACAAGGAAGTACCAATGGCTGAAACTCATCGCTACACACTGATCAAGCCCGCCCGCCTGCTGTTCTCGTCGATCACGGCGAAGTCGGCTCCCCGCAACATCCAGGGCGCAATGCCGAAATTCTCAGGCACCTTTGGGATCGAGAAGGAAGACTTCGACAAAATCGTTGCGATCATGGTCCAGGGGATCAGGGAGGAACTCGGGTCGTTCTCGGGCAATCCGAACGATTACTACCTGGCCTGCATGAGCGGCGTCACGGCCGGCAAGCGCGCGATCGCCAAAGCCGAACTCGACGCACAGGGCAAGGGCGCCGATGAAGCGTTCAAGATCATGGAGAAAGCGCAGAAGCGCGCCGAACTCTATGCACCCTACGCCGGGATCGTCACCGCGTCGTCGCAATACGATGTGGAACTCGCCAAGCTCGAAGCGGGCAAGATCGTCGATATCCCGGCCGAAGAGCACGCCCGCGTGGCGGCTGGCAAGGATCTCTTCTATCCCGGCGCCTACGTGGTCCCGGCGCTCGCCTTCAAGGCGTTCCGTCGCAAGACTCTGGATGCCAAGGATGGGGTGACTGCCTACCTGCAAAACTGCCTCTATGTCCGCAAGGGCGAGCGCATTGCCGGTGCTGGTGGACCGGGCAACAACGAAGTCTTCGGCAGCTACGCAGGCTATTCGGATTACGATCCGACCGCGAACGCGCCGAAGAACGAAGATTTGTCGGAAGAACCGGCGTTCTGATCGCAGCGCGGGCTAGGCCGCGTGATGAACCCGCTGGCAGACCGGGTGCGATAAGTCTGCTATTTTTGTAGGAGAAAAGCCGTGGAAATCCAAACCGGCAACCCGCCGAGCGAAGGGCGCTACGTTGCTTTCGTGTGTTGCAAAGGTCGGCAGGTTTCAGAATTTTTTGAACCTATTATCGCCACATGGCACGGCGAGCGCTGGCACTGTATGCCGATGGTTTACGGCTGGATTGGTCCGTTGCCGGTCGGGAAGTGCTTCGACCTGATCGCCGCCGCAAGTATTGATAGGGCGCTCGAAAACCTCGAAACCCCTAAACCGGAGTATGATTTGTGACACAGCGTTGCATCCACAATTCGATTTATCCTTGCTCAATGGCGCACACTACAGGATGCCGCCCGGCCGAAGGTGAAGCCCTTTTCGGACCCGCGCAGCAAGCTTGGGTGCTCGATATTCCAATTATGCAGCAATCAGTGCTTTTTGCCGCAATTCGCGCGCCCGATGGATTGCGCAAAAATCACCCTATAAAGGTGCTTATGCGCTGGTATCGCCGCAGCATTCTTCTTTCCGCGTTCGACAAACGGGCGCTTGAAGACCCATTCGAAGCAGGCGGCGGGAGTTTTACAGGGCCTTTTGAGCTTCATCACGCGCAGGAGTATTTCGGCTGTTCATGGGGCACTGGCATGGCTTCGAAATCTACCGAGCGCATTTGGGAAGAACGTCCTTGGGCGGCGATGGATCGTATGCGCAAAGTTTATCTCGACTATGTGGACGAGATTCCGCACCACTTCCAGCTTCATTTTATGCACGCTGCACAAATCGTTGGTGTTCACCACCCGATTGCACAAATCCGCGATTGGTGGAGAACCTTCTATTTGATGATAGTCAATGATGCTCACCTTCAACCGGAAACTGACGCGGCCATGAACCTACGCCTTTCGGATAATTCGGCCGAATGGTTGGCTCGCGAGGAAGTGACTGCAAAGTGAGAAACCAATTCCCGACCCCTGCCGTCGCTGCGGCAAAACCGTTCCGACTGACAGCGGCACACTCATGGTCCGTTGCCGGTCGGGAAGTGCATCGACCTGATCGACACCACAGCACCGGAGTATGACCTATGACTTGGGAACAACACCGTTACGCCGTAGAGCGTGCACGTGATCGAATGAAGGAACTGCACGACGCGGCCATTGAAGATCGCGAAGGCGTCAGTTTGCAGAGTGAAGCTGCCAACTCCGATATGGAATTGCTCGATGATGTGGTGGATTTCTTGAAATCACTCGAAGGTGGCAAGGCGGGCGACCCCATCGGGCAGCAATTCGTTGACGACTGGAACCGGACAATCGTCACACTCTCGAATTTTTGTGGGCTATATGATTTGCCGAAACCGGACATGATCTTTCATCACAAGTGGCAAGATCGTATGTCCGCAGTTGCTGGAATACGTATTGGATCACCCCTGATCTACGCTGGGGTGAGGGTCCGGTTTGGTCGCTTTGAAAGTATGGACGTGTTGCGGCCATGATATACGTTGTCGCCGACTACGAAACCGCCAGCCGGGCCGATCTGACAAAAATCGGCGCGTGGAAATATGCGGCCGACATGAGCACGTTCATGCTCTGCCTGGCCTTGAAAGTCGTCGTGGACAAGATTCCCCGGCCGACGCGGGTTCTCACGGAAAAGCAGCTTCACGCGCTCGATCCCGAGCTAATGGAACTGGCGAATGATCCGACCGTGATTTTCATCGCACACAACGCCGGGTTCGAACAAGCGATGTGGAAGTTTCACATGGTTCCTATAGGATATCCCGAGCTTCCCCCGGAGCGCTGGCACGACACTATGGCCGTCGCCGGGATGAAAGCTCTCCCGCTCGGTCTTGACGCGCTGGTAACGGCGCTGGAACTGCCCGTGCGCAAGGATATGGAAGGCCACCGGCACATGCTGGTGATGTGCAAGCCGGATAAGCACGGCGGTTGGTCGCAGCACAACGAATTCAACCTGAACCGGCTCTACGAGTATTGCGACGGCGACGTAGGGGCACAATATGGCGCCTACGTCGCCACCCAGGGGCTAGGGACTTCCGAACGTGAAACCTGGATCATCGACCAGCGGGTAAATCAACGCGGGATCAAGATCGACCGGGAATTCGTTCACGCCTGCATGGACGTGCTCGACCAAGTGCGCGTGCCCATGACCGAGCGGTTCCATGAACTCACCGGCCTGAAACCGACGCAGCGCGAAAAGGTGCTGAATTGGGTCAATGATCAGGGCGTGCCGCTCGGCGACATGCGCAAGGAAACACTCAACGCGATTTTGGATCCCGACGATGAATTTGGGATCGAGGATTTTTCGGAGCCACTTCCCTACCACGTCCATGAAGCTTTGACCCTGCGGCGCTCGCTTGCGTCGTCGAGCGTGGCGAAGCTGCAACGAATGCTCGACTGTGCCGGGGCCGATGGGCGCGTGCGCTACGCGACACAATACCACGGCGCCAGAACCGGCCGAGACGCCGGCCGCTTGATCCAGGTGCAGAACTACCCTCGCGGTGAAATCGGCGATCGACAAGGATTGACCGCCGACATTCTCGCCGACGCGATCTTGACGCGCAACGTGGACCATATTCGGGAGCTTTGGGGACCTGATATCTTCTCGGCGATTATTTCGTCCCTGCGGTCCTGTATCGTGCCTGAGGAAGGCAAGGTGCTGGTCGCCGGGGACTTCGCTTCCGTGGAAGCTCGCAACCTGCTTTCTATGGCCGGGCAACATGACCGCGTGGAGCAAATGCACGCCGGGCTTGATGTGTATTCCGAAATGGCTTCGCTGGTCTTCAAGCGGCCGATCAATCGCAAACTGCCCGAACACAAAAAGGAAGGTCAGATTGGTAAGAACTGCGTGCTCGGGAACGGATACGGTCTTGGTCCGGTCGGCTTCCGTGCCCGGTTCTGCCCGAAAGAGAGCATTGATCTGGCGATGCTCGCAGTGAACACCTACCGCACCGAATTTGCTCCGATGGTGCCGAAATTCTGGTATGGTCTTTGGCAAGCGAGCGTTGACGCGGTTTGGTGCGATCACGCGAAGACCTACGATTTTCTCGGGATCGAATTTCGCAAGGAAAACGAATTCCTCACCATGCGCCTGCCAAGCGGCCGAAAGCTCTACTACCACCGACCGCGCAAAACCACCACGTTCGATTTTCATGGGAATGAACGACCATCCTGGACGTTCATGAGCTACCAAGGCAAGAAATTCCGGCGCCACATGGCTTGGCACGGCATGGTGACGGCCGATTGCATCCAGGGCAGTGCTCGCGATCTCATGGTGTCGGCGATGAAGCGCGGCGAGAAGGCCGGGCTACGAACGATTTTCAAGGTCCACGACGAATTGGTTTACGAGGAAAAGGATCGTCCCGACCTCTGCGAGATCGTCAAGCAAATCATGGAAGATGTGGATCCTTGGGTAATTGAGCGGCGCTTCCGAGTAAAAGCCGAGGTCGAGAAGATGCAACGGTATAGGAAATGAGGGAGCCTGAAGCTTTCAGTTTGGTCATTAGATCATCGGACGGAAAATGCCGTGGCGAACGCAGGGGGAAAGCTATCACCCGTTGGCTCAATGACGGCTTGGAAGTGCTCGAATCTGTGCGACGAAAGGAATGCCGCAAGTGAACCAATGGACAAAAAACCCGGTTCCCGCACTGCAACGCTTTGTCGAAAAGTGCGCGTTCGATCCTGTCACCGGCTGTGTGATGTGGGTAGGCGGCACGACTTCCGGCCGGGGCCACAATGAACCTTACGGATCGTTCTGGTTCGAGGGTGAAAGGTGGCTGGCACACCGATGGGCAGCGCTCCATATCCACGGCTTCGAGATCACTGGACTGCAGGTCGATCATTGCTGCCCGGTTGGGCCTTCCACGCTCTGCGTTGAGCACGTCAAGCCGGAAACGGCCGCAGTCAACCGCGCGCTTCAACATCTGCGGCCGGGTCGCTCTTTCCAAACGCTTGAGCAAAAGCGGTGGTGGCTTTTTGTCACCAAAGGAATCGAGGAAGAGCCGGTTCAGCCGCGCGAAATTGACGGTGTGCCGTTCCATACCCCACCCGCTTGGCTGCGGCCGTTTTTGTCCAGGGAGATCGCCGATGCCTGCCCCTTCTGATATGATCATCGCCGGCATCGACCCAGGCAAGACCGGGGCGCTCGCGATTACCTATCCTGAGGGGACGGTTTTCGCCTTCGACGTGCCCCGGATCAAGCTGCGAGGCAAGGACGTGCCGGCATGGTCCGATTGGCAACGCACCTGGTCGTCAGCGCTCGAATTCCACGCTCCCGACCTGATCGTGATCGAGGACGTTTCATCCCGGCCGGGACAGGGCGTCACGAGCATGTTCACGTTCGGCCGAACTCTCGGCTTCGCTCATGCGCTGGCCGTGGCTTCCGGGGCTTCGGTGCAGATGGTCACGCCGAGCGTGTGGAAAGGGAAGCTCGGATTGCTGAATTCGAGCAAGGAAGCCAGCCGTGAAAAGGCCACGGCACTATATCCCAAATCGGTTGGATTGCTCGACCGAGTGAAAGACGATGGGCGAGCCGAAGCAATCTTGCTCGCCCACTATGGAAGGAAATTTCTGTGATCGACCAACTTTATTTCGTCGCCATCGGTGGTGCTCTTTCGCTGATCGGGGTTTGGCTCGGAGCCAAGGTTGCACGGCGCTAGTCGCAGTAGCCGGGCGGTGCCTTGAAACCGAGATCGACCGCCCACTTGCAAACGCGCTGCACGCGGTCGTGCTCGCCCCTGCCCCACAGGAGAATCTTGTTCCACCATTCCCGTTCGGCCGCTTCGCCGGCTGGTCCTGGTTCGAGAGCCGTAGCCGGATAAGTCGGTTCCGGCTCGGCCCGGAGATCAGCGGCAGGTGGGAATGTTCGATGTGTCTCTACCCTGCTGGCGCAGGATGATGCACCCACGCAAAGCGCGCTGGCGATCAGGATCCGAAGTAGCGTTGAGCGCATCGGTCAATTCCTTTTCTTGTTTGGTCGATTTCATCGCGTCGTCGAGCCGCTGCGCCCCCGCCTTGTCGTTGGCCCGGCCGAGATCCTGTTGCACCTCGATCTCGCGTTTCTGCTGCTTGATCACCTCACCCGAACGCCCGGCCGACTGCCCCTTGCAATAGGCAAGGGAGAGGATCGCGACGAGCACCAGAGCGCCGGCCAGTGCGGGCCACCAACGCTTGAGGAAAAGCGCAATTGCGGGGTTCATGGTTCGATCTCCGGTTTAGGTGCCGCAGGGGTGTCCTGGGTCGGCACGGGATCACTCGGCGGATTGACGATCCGGGTTTCCTGCGGGGTTTCGTCGTTGCGTGCCGTCGAACCGAAATAGTAGCCGAATGCGTCCTTCGAAAGCCCGAGCACGATCCCCAAGGCCAGAAGCAACGCGTCACGGTTCGATGCCCGAATTTCGACGCCCATTAGCCGCATCATGACATACTGCGCCATCCCCAGCGCGAGCAGCGCCAGAATGAACCGGGCGGTTTGCGGAGAGAGCAGCCGCAGCCAGAATTCACGCCAGCCGGTCATGACAATTTCCTGAATGCTGCGGCAATCCGAGCGTTGTAGCCTTTTTGCCCCTTACCGTTGTAGGCGCGAGCGATATCCAGGCAGTTGATTGGATTTCCGTTCACTTTGCGCAGCGCGGTAGTGAGATTGAACCGTTCGATAAAGCGCACGAAGGCTTCATAGTGGGCGGTTTCGTCGCGGCTCATAAGCCACACGAATTCGGCCGGGCTGGAATATCCGAGCTTGAGCGCCCACGCGCCCATGATCTGAAATTTGCCCCACGATGCACACTCGAACGCCTTGTTCGGCTCGTGGAAGGTCAAGGCCACGTCGGCAACCTTTTCCCAGCTATCATTAATCCCGTCGCGGTCGTCGTCGATGGTGTAACCGCCCGGCGAAGGGTTGGATAGGAGCGGATTGAGAATTTGGAACCGTTTCCAGCCGTAGTGCCGCTCGTAAAGACATTTCAGCAAGCCGGTATCATCCCAACCGTCACCCGAGCTTTCGACGCTGGCAAACGCCGCAATCTGCGTGCTGGTCACACCCAGCCGAGCGGCGAAAAGCGAAATGTCCTGGGGAGAGATCGCGGGCGCTGAGCGGTTGCGGAAAGTTTCAAAAAAGGCCCGGCGCGTGGCAGGACCGGAAACCCCGTCAATCGTCAGCTTTGGGCTGGCACCTTTGGCGTTGAGCCAAATTTGCAGGTTTGCGATTTTCTCGTTCATTGTTTGTGTCCTGCACTATTCGTGAGAGGTTTCTTTCAACTTTCTCATTCGGACCAAAAACGCACGAGCATTGCGTTCAGCGATTACCCTGGCTTCGGGGCTATCCGGGAAGAGTAGAGCTTCGAGGTGATCGAGCGCCTGTTGGAACCGATAGAAATGATCTTCCATCGCTCGCAGACTACGAACCTCTTCACGAAGATGAACGGCTTCCTCGCGTGCCTGGTTCATTTCGTCGCGAGCACTCTGCAAGAGATTGAGCGTCAGCCCGTCGCGGTGAATTTCCAACTGGTCGCCGCGTTCAAGAGCTTCCTTGCGAACCTTGGCTTGATGATGCCACGCGGCCGCGAACCATGTCACCAGCGTAGTGATCACGACAAACGGAGCGGCGCCGAGATTTTCAAAGGCAGGCACTATTCAATCCTATGCGAAGACAACGTGCCAGTGCGGACCCGTCGCGTGTGAAGAAGGATTGTTCACTTCATCGCGCGCTTCGATCAGTTCGAATCCGGCATCTTGGATGGTTTGGACATATTCTTCAAAGGTCATGCCGGGGATCGGTCGCACGTCAACGGCATTCACTCCGAAATTGTGGAAGGATTCGGGATTGGCTCGACCGAGATCACTATTCGGGTCCCTGTGAACCTGCGTCACCTCGATACCAGGGAAAATCGCCTCGACCACCTGGCCGGCGTCTTCGTAGCCTTCCGAGTTAATCTGCGGCTCTTCACCGGGTTCCTGTATATCCTCACCCCGGCTTTCCGGGTCGCCACCGTCCATACCGGTGAGATCACCTTCAACACTCGGCGCGGACGAAAGATCAGGTCCAGGCGCGTTCGGGTCGATGGGCACGCCCGCACCGCCCATAAGCTGTCCTACCGAAATGCTGGCGCCCACGTCACCCATGAGGGCCATCACTACGCGATCCGAAATGCCGACCTTGGACAGAGCCGCGAGAGCCTTGGCCGACTGCGCCGGATCCTGGCTGTAGAGCATATCCGCGAGATTGTTGGCGACCTTGGGATTGAAGCCGTGTGGCAATTTCTGAATGAGCGAAGCCAAGAAACGGGCTTTGGTCGTCGCCAGTGCATTTCCGAGAAAAGCACCATAGGCGATTTCTTCGGGCGAGATAATTCCTTCCTCACTCGAAGAAATCGCGTGAACTTTTTCGGTGTCTAGCATTCGGTTGAGAACCTGAACTTCGCCCTTCGAGGCGTCGGCCAGCCGAGCGGCCGGCAAATCGCCGAGATTTTCCGTGATCGTGCCGGGAGTGGCAGCGCCGGGTTCGATGCTGGCCGGGCGGGTAAGGTTTCCTTCCGCCGCATAATTACGTGCCGCAGCGATTGCGCTGGTCGGCTTGGCCGAGACGGCTTCGCGCTGACGGAAAAGCTCGCCCGCCTTCAAACCTACGCGCCCTTCCGGGGTTTGCAGGTTCGAGCGCAAGAGATCGTCGGCAGTATCGGAAACCCGCTTCCCAGCCGCAGCGTGCTCGAAACCTTCCATCATGCGCGACTGCGCCGCGTAGGTATCGACCATCTGCCCATATTCGGGCACTTCCCGTTCGACGAAATCGCGAATGGTCTTGGCAGCGTTGCGGTAGGCCATCGCGTTCGCCGGGTTCGAGGACTGCGAAGCCTTGCCGGCCGCTTCCAGGGCACGGCGCAGACTGTCCATTTCCTTGACCGTGGCTTGCACCGGCTTGCCCATGCCCCAATCGGACATGAGGCGGCGCGCGGCGGCGAGATCGCTGGCGTCCAGCCCCATGCTATCAAGCTCGCTCGGGCTGATATCGCCGAAAGCGTCCTTCATGCGCGGCGCCAGCCCCTTGATCCGACCGCCGATTTCCCGCGTTACCTGCCGTTCGAGATCGTCGAGCGGCAGTTGCGTGATATCCAATTCGCGATCCTTGATTGGGTGCATGAGATCGTCGGCGGTATTCCGACGAAGTTGTGCGAGATCCCCGATTGTGGTAATCTGTGCATCTCCGGCACGGCCAGCCTTGTTCACATGACCAAGCATCCGGTCCATGAACCCACGCAGATATTTCCCGGTGTGACCTTTGGCGATTGCTTCGGCTTCTGGTGAGCGCTTCACTACCTGGCGACCGACCGCGCGAAAATCCCCATCGTTGAGCGCCGCGATCACCGGCACGTTATCGCCGACCTGATTAGACAAGGCCGCGTGCCGGGCTGCAATCACTTCCGGGGCTTCCGTGATTGCTTCACGTGCGGCCTTGCTGACTGAACTGGAAAATGGGCGGGTTGCTTGACGTGCCAATTTCTTGGCGAGTCCCCCAGCTTTGAGAACTCCACCTAACGCAAGTGCTCCCCCTGCACCGTATGCGGCACCAGCAAGAGGATCGCTGCCCTCACCGACTGCCTGTGCCGTTCCGCCCGCAGCACCGGCCGTTGCAACTCGTGCAGCGTTGCCAAGCCGTTGACCTTTACGGAGAGAAACAAGTCCTTCGAGCACGTTTCCAGCACGCGCTACAACAGGCGTGGCCGACGCTGCTGCACGTGCTCCGAGTTTTTTGACTGCGCGACCCGCAGCACCACCCCCGACCACACTACCCCCGATTTGACCTGCAAAAGCGGTTTTTGGAGCCATTTCCATTTGAGCATCGGTTTTTGCTCTCACGGCCGACAATGTTTCGTCGTAGTTGAGATCCCCCGAATTTCCGGTGTAGTAAAGTCCTGCCGCCGCTAACCTTTCGGGTATTCCAAACAGACTGCGACTGATACCGGCTGTCAACGCAGCACCATAAGTTTTCGGTCCCCGTGCCGCAGCACGGCGCCCGGCCTGCTTGATTTCTTCCTGCCGGGTCATGACTTTCGGCATTCCTGCATACTGCCGGATATCCTGAATTCGGGGATCGGCGTCGAAACGAGCAAGAGCGCGCTGCTGTTCCTGCGGGGTGCGACCTTCACGGCGCATACGAGTGATCAGCCCGTTTCGAGCGTTCAGCACCACTTGACTGGCCTGCTGTGGAGTTTGCTTGTAGCGCTTCCCGCCCTGTCCTGGTGCAGTCGGGCGCGGAGCGGCGCGAGGCGAGGCACCACGTCCGCCGTCGAGCGACTTTACTGCTTTCCCGAAATCTTTGCTGGCACGTGCCGAAACCTGGTCGGGCGACACATTATCCGGGGCATTCTGGTAAACGTGCGTCGAGCCATCGGCAAAGGTAACGGTGATATTGCGCGGCATAATCTATCTCACCAATTCGAAACCGTGGGCTTGCCGGAACTGCGTGGAACAATTCGTTTGGGTGGAGTTTTCCTCGCCGGCTGCGGAGTGGCGATTCGTTGCTGTATCCCTCTCAATCTCTGCTTGATCTGATTCCATGCAGCCAAACGTTCTGCAGCCGGGATGTTTGGGTCAGAAATTCTACCCGACATGGCCTTAAAAAAATCGCGATCAGCATTTGATACGCCTGCACCAAGCTTACCACCCGCCAAAGCCAAAACAATGGCATTGTCGATGGTTTCAAGCTTCGCAATATTTACTTTGCCTGGTGTAGATATTCCTATAACCCCTGGGACCATCGAACCTATGTTTTCCAATCTACCACTCGTAGATCCTTTGATCATATCTGCAACTGGATCAGACTTACTATTCAGATTGATCCCAAAATCCGACAAAATTGCATTTACGTTTGCCGCATCATCTGGTTTCGTTATTGACCCTCTCGACGCCGCGATATTTTCCCGTGAAGCGATGTTGGCACCGGCAATGCGCTCGCTCGACCGGATACGTGCCCCGGTGTTGGGATCAACACCCTTGGGGAGAATTCGGACCGGCCGACCCGTGCGCGAACCGACGCCGATTTGCTGATTTCCGGTATCGACGAATTTCAGCGGGTCAACCGGCTGTGAGCCATTCGGCAGACTGATGGGCTGCAACGAACCATCCTTGCCGATTTGGTAGGCTTGGAGATTTCCTTGTGCATCCTGCGCATAGAACGGCTGCAAGCCGAATTCCTGTTCCTGTCCAAACATCGCAGCAATCGCCGGGAGTGCGTTCGGGTCCTTGGAGATGGCATCCCCGAGCACGGCTGCATCCTCTGGCTTGATACCGGCCTGTTGGGCTAGAATAGGCCATGCCGCATTCACATCGCCGCCACGTGCCGCGATGGCTTGCAGCCCTTTCACCGCCACGCCGACTTTCTGCCGCTGCAAAAGTGCGGCTTCCTCGCCACCCATCGCAAGCTGCTGTTCCATCTGCTGACGCTTCATCGCTTCTACGTCGATCATGCGTGCCCGATCTTCGCGAGCATCCAAAGTCGGCTGGTAGAGAGCTTCGGCTCCGCCTACGGTAGCCAAAACGTCCGATATCCGCCCCACGGTATCAAGAAACGAGCGACGTTCACGCTGCGGCTTGATTTCGGGCAACGGCATATTTGGCACCTCGAAATTCGGGCGCTGGTCCATCGCCGTGGCGGCTCGCGTCACCGCAACCGGCTCTGGCGGTTGAAGCGCTTGCAAAACATTCGCTGTCGGCAACCCTTTCTGTATAAAAGGATCAAAAACAGGACGACGAAGACCAGAGATGAAGACCATTACAGTGCTCCGTAGTTGACCGTCGCGTAGCCTGCGATCTGCGGCCCCAAGGCCCACGGGCGCAGCCGTTCGACCTCATCTGCCATAACCCCCCGGTGGCGTTCGCTGCGGCCGAGATAAGAGAACAGATATACACCCAGGCCATCGGCAAATTCGCCGACTTTTTGGATCGTGTGCTTGAGCCGCCTGTCAGAAAAGATCGAGGCAATGCCGCCCACGGTCGAAGCGATCGAACCAAGGGTAGATGGGCTTCCCCCTGTGCTACGACTGCCGGCATTTGTGACCAGCCCACCTGCCTGCAATCCAAGACCGGAAAGCCCGGTAAGCTGTTGCAGGTAATTGTTGTAGAAACCCTGATTGATCTCGGCGCCTCGGGACTGCAAAGCACGTTGTGTCGAGCCGCTGTTGAGCAAACCACCCGCTGCCTGCGTGCCAATCGTGCCACGGGTCATTTCTCGCATGGCAGGGGCATAACCGGCCTGTTGGAGATAGTTCTGATATCCTGCACTCGCTCCGGTCGTATCGCCCTGCCCGGTAAGCAATGCGGAGAGAAAATTGTTCGCACCAACACCTTGGTTCATTACAGGCGAATAGGTCGATTTGATCAGCCCATATGCCTGATTGTCCGAGGTTGCTGGTTTGGGCTTGAGGAAGCTCATTGGACAGTGCCTTTCCACATGGCATTCGAGAGAACGAAAAGCTCGCACACACCGTTCGAGGTGGCGCGCTTACCGACGCTGCGACCGCCTGCCCACCGAGCAAGCAACTTCACGTCACGACGAAAATCAGGGACCAGGCCGAAGATCAGCTTCGCGCCGTGGTCGGTGAACATGCGGCGAAACGATTCCTGTGCGTGCTGGATCGCCTGACGGCCGCGACTTTCAAAAAGGAAATGCACTTCAAAGGTGCCGTCGCCTTCATCGTCGAAAAGCGCCACGTCGCCGTTGTCGAAGGTGATGGGTACGTTGCCCGGTCGCGCCACCCAGGCTGCACCCGACAATCCCCGGTTGAGGGGTGAGGTGTCGATTGCCTGGATTACGTGAGTGTTCATGCGTCTTTCCGAATGGTCCCGAGGTTCCCGGTGGACTATGTTCGAAAGCGCATGAAGCGGGGGAACTGGCAGTGTTTTAATGTGACATGCTACCCCTCGTCAAGCGAAGATTATAGTCCCAAATCTGCTATGATATCCACCGAATAACTTCCTGATCCTGTAGAAACCGCATTTCCAGTCACAGGTGCATTAGTGGCAATTCGGGCATATACTAAGCTACTTGCTGGAAGATTTGCAAAATATGAAGAACTAGTAGTGGAATACATCGGGAACACATAACTATTGATTTCTGACGTTGCTGTGACCAATAGCACATATGTTGTTCCGGCAGATAGAGTGAATGGCCCACTACTGAAATATTCTTCATGAAATTCTTCTGCCGTAGCAGAACCAACCCATGATGGGGTGGAAGCCACGAGAGTTCCTAGATTTCCGCCTGATAATGTCCACAGACTTACCTCATAGGTAGCACCTGCTTTCGCTGTCATGTGGGTGCGCACCCCATGAATGTTGAAATCAAATTCTACGAAAAACTGGATACCTTTACTGGCCTGGCCTGTGCTGGATGCCGAATTTGAGCGAGGGAGTGGATTAGATTGTATAAGGGAGCTTCCGCCACCCCCACCGCCCGCAGAGGCCCATGTAGGATTACTTCCCACTCCGTTGGTTTGAAGCACGTATCCTGATGTCCCCGGCGCAAGACCTTCCCAATCCGCTGCACCACGAAACAGGATAGAGCCTTGAGTGCTCGATATCTGATCCAAAATTTCTTGCTCATCTGCATCAATCGTCACGTCCGCAGAAAGTGGACCGCCTCCACTAAGTCCGACTCCTGCGATAATCTGACGTGCCAAAAGACTGGCAAGCGTAATCTGCATTTGGTCGATGGTATCTTGATTATCTTCGAGTATTCCACCGCGACCTTGCAACAACCGGATAAAATATTCCGTTGGTGTCCCGTCCGAATTGACTATTGGGGTACGATTTTCAAGATTTTGAAGCATCGGGAATTTCCAAATCGTCAATGCGGGTCAATGCCCCATAATCGACGATTTGGAAAAGCCGGCCGGGCGAGAACATGCTACCCAGGCTCAACCAATCAAACCGCTGATCGTAGGCGTTTTCTTCGACCGTGATAGTCCCGCAGGAAACGTAGCTTCCGCCTCGATCATCCGAAACGAAAAGTTCCGCGGAATTCAGGGTTTCATCGTATATCTGCGGCGGGCTTCCCGTCAACTCGACG